TGCGGTTCTTGGATAGAACGCTGGCGATTATTTCCTCACCCGATCTCAATTTGATCAAGATGTATTCGCTCATGGTAGATTCTCCATCTTTAGTAGCACTGGTCTGAAGTCGAAGTTTTCTGACCGATAGATCTTTATTCGTTCCGCAAAATGCCGAAGTGTGTGGTTCTTTTTGCTCTTCCATGACAAATCATCCCCAATATCGTAAAGTTTTGCGTAGTCTTTATGTTCCGAAACACGAAGTTGTCTTCCAATAGATTGCAGCACCCTAACTCTTGATTTGCTTGGTGATGCAAATATGATGTTATGAAGTCTCTTGATTGATATACCTGTTGAGAACGTGCCATACGAAGCAACTACTATGCATGAGTCATTCTCTTCAAGTATCTTTCTTACCTTTTCTCTGTCTTCTGCCTCTGTGCCTCCATGCACGAAGAATGTCTTTCTATCGGTTTGTGAGGTTAGATGGTGTAGATATTTTCCATGCTTCTCAACAAACTGAAATAGTATGAGTGTGTTTCCCTTCAAACGAGATGCTAGATCAACGATGAATCTGTTTCTCTTGTCGTGGTGAATGAGCCACAACATCTCATCACTATAGGTATATTTGCTAACGGATCGACGTTCTTCGTCTCCGTATTGTAGCATGATCGTGTCGATCTTCAAACGAGACAAGATGTTCTTGTCGATGAGTTTCTTGGTTGATGTCACATGATATGACGGACCAAACAGACCTTCGATTATCAACTTATGACATTGCATTCCATCTAAAGTACCAGTTGTTCCTATTCTATAGTCGCAGTTGGTGAGTTTCTCCATGATACCTGATAGTGACTTTGCTTTGAACATATGGCACTCGTCTCCGAATGCAACAGTGAATTGTTCAAAGTATGATCTTGGTTGCTTGAAAACAGATTGCCATGTTGTCACAACAACGCGCTTACTTGTTTCTTTGTCTTGTCCTGCGTAGATTCCATGGCAGTTTTTGGAAACTTTCCAATCGGTTCCCTTGGAGTAGATCTCAAAGTCGCTCATCATCTGAGTGACCAATCCTATAGTTGGTACGACGATGAGTATTTTACCCTCTGTCTGCTCAAGCAGATGCCTCACCAGCATGTAGATGATCATAGACTTGCCACTTCCCGTTGGAGATACGAGAAGGATTCTAGATGTTTCTGATGCCTTTACTATGGCTTCTCGTTGGTGGTCATGAAGAGATGGGATTCCTGATGCCTTGCCAACATACTTGTCAAACAGTAGATCGGTTTGCTCTGCGGTCAGAGGCTTGCTTGGACTCGATTTTAGTTGGTTGTCAAGATGATAGCCACGATCCGCTGCGAACTTGGTGACATAGTTCTTCAGACCTTTGTAGATCGTGGCTTTTCCTATGTTGTAGAGTTTGATGTCTCCAGCCCATCGCGATTTGCGAAAGCGAGACATATACTTGTGGTTCGGAACCTTGAAGGAGAAGCAATCGCTCAACTCCTTTGCGGTACCGCGCTCACATCTTACACGAATGAATACTGAATCAACATCTTCTAAAACCAATGTATCCATGCAGATATTTATGGTTCGATAGATTCTCCATTGAAACGAATCTTAAACTCTCCGTCGTTTAGGACTTTGCCATCGTAGAGAAGAACTTCAACACCCGCGGATTCAAGTATATTGACTCCGATATTGCATTTCTCCTGCCACCGATTGGGGATTTTATCCCATATAGTCTTATGACCAACAACTCGTTTTATTCCCGACAGGACAATGGCTCTTGCACAATCAGGACAACTGATGAAAGGGCAATACATGTGGGTGTTCAGAGTGGTAAGACCCTTACTCACACACCTATAAATTACTGTTCTTTCTGCGTGTTCGATGTAATCATATTTGAGTTGTCCATCAGGTTCTTTTAATGATGGATATCTGTTTACATCTGCCGATATGATTCCCGATGAAGGAAATACTATCAAAGCACCAACTTGAGTATTGGTGTCTTGACTTTTGGCTTGTGCGTGGATATATGCTTGTCGCAGATATACCCTATGAATTCCTTCAGTCACTATTTTCATGCGCCACTCATGAACTTCTTCCATTCTATTGCAGACTTGATATCCCATCCTCGTCTTCCAATAGACTGTAATACGGATTCGATATACTTCACCTTTTCTTTGAGATAATGAATACGAGCCTCCATACGGAGAAGATCCTTATCTGATTCAAGGTAAACATCTATATCTGTGCGAAGAATCTTTAGACCAAATGGTTGCCACCCCTTCTCATCAAGGGTTTCTTGATCCATCTTGCCGAGATAGTATTCCCACTTAAGGCGACGAAGTTCTTTTTGTTCTATAGTTGCCTTATGCAGAGATAGAGACTCGTCGTGTAGCAAGTTGAGATACTTGCTGTGGAGTTGGGGTGACTTCAGAGATTCAAGGTCTAGATTCAGGTCATCGATTTTCATGTCCTGATCAACCATCTTTTTGATTGTTTCGATATCCATAACGAATAAGATAACACTGAAAACTATGATGTCAAGTTACAGATTCAAGTTCAAATGATTCGAATGTGAATGTTGCACTGATTTGAACTGGTTCAGGTTCGTTTAATGCAACATTCAAATCAAACCCATCGATACTCACGGGAAAAAGATTCTTGAAAACAAATCTCTTATATGGATTTTTTGCGCTGTTCAAGCAATGGATTGTTGCTTCTGAATAATAGTTGTTCTCGTTGGTATAAACATCGTTGAAGTCTTCGAATGGAACAATTCCACGCATCCACCTGTATATTTCATACCAGTTTGCAAAATCCTCATCCACCTCAAATGACACTCTCAATTGATCGAACTGAACAGATGAACCTGGTACATGATGTGTCAACAATCTGTTTGGAATTGATATTTCACCAACAGTTATGGATGGGATGTTCACTGATGTACACCAAAATGTGACATTCGGAATACGAGTGAATGTCATCTTAAAGTTGGTATTCTGAAACGCATTTATGTTTACTGGTTGTCTCAGCAATGCGTTGTAACTTGTGCCTTCATCATTGATGGCAGCAGCATTGACTTGTGATAAATCGTATTCTTCGCTCATGTCAATATGTATTCCTTAAAAAGAACATCGGGGGGATTTCTCCCCCCGACTTCTGTTATCTATCTGTCAGTCAACTATCAGATTGGAGTTACTGCATTGACGCCGTGGAGATTGTCCACGCGGAAGATGCGGTAGTACTGATTTGCGCGGTAGTTGCTTGCAACTGCGACATTGGTTGTGTTGACGAATGGGTTGACTGCCATGCCGTAACGGGTCTTGAAGCCGATCTTTGGCTGGAAGGTCGCGTCATTGATTGCACGAACCATTTGGAGCGGAATGTATGGGCAGTAGAAGAGTCCTGCGTCATATGGTGAGGTTCCCTTGTATCCGACGCAGACAAAGTCGCGAGCGTTGGCATTAACTGCGACAGAGGAGTAAGGATCGACATATACCAAGATCTTGCCATTGAGGACACCAACAAAGGTGTTGCCAGTATCATCAACATCAAGGTTGACATTGAGTGCTGGGCTGACATTGAGGAAGCCACCCATTGCGAGAGCAGATGCAACATCAGCAGAGCAGATGAGGAAGTTGCCCTTTCCACGGCGGGTATCCTTAGCGATCACATTGGCTTCACGCTCAATCTGGAACATGAGTCCGCGGAACTTCTCAGCAGACCAACGACCATCGGAGTCGCGAATGAGGTCGTAGACGCCACCTGGAGTTGCGATACCAGCAGCAGCAGATGGATTGCTAGCACCCGGAGCAAAGTTGTATGTACTTCCCGAGGTCTTGTAGAAAAGATCGCTGTGCTGTGCGCCGAGTTTAGCAGTTGCATAGATCGAACGAACGACTTCGCGATTGATTTCAGCAAGGATTTCCGTGCTAAGAATGTTTGCGAGTTCTGTTTCTGCATCTAGACCATGAATTGCCTTGAGATCTTGAGCGAGTTCGATTGTATACTCTGCCTTGAGGGCGCGAGTCTTTGCTGTGACTGCGGCGCGATCAATGGTGAATGCCATTGTGTTAAAGTCCCCTGCGCCTACACTTTCTCCAAGACCTTCACCATCGGCACGGGTCATGGCTCCGTATGGTGCCCAGCCTTGAGTTGTACCAATACCTGAAGCAGTGACTCCGAGAAGACCATATAGAGGATCGCCAACAAATGATGCTTCTACAGTTGATCCAGAAGATGTAGTCAAACCAGAGAA